ACGTAAAGGACGCATTCACGAAGCTAGGCAGCGTCATCCGCGCTGGCATCATGAGAATGCAAGCCGACCTCCCGCCAGCACTAGAGGGGCAGTCACCGAGCCGGATGGCAAAGATCATCGGAGAGGCGGCGGAGACTTTGCTGAATGAACTAAGCGAGCGAGAAGCGGAATTATGGCAACAAGACACATAACAGATTTGCAAGTTGTTCGCGCGCAAGATTATTGGTGCAAAAACAAAGATGGTCCTTGGTCTTATGAAATACTGCAAAAAGAAACCGGCGAATGCTTCAAAGTTTGCTATCGAGCATTGGAACGCGCTTCAAAACGCGGCTATCTTGAATGCGGCGTATCATTGAGGACTTCATGGCTAACTGATAAAGGCAAGGAACTTTTGAAAACAGCAAAAACATAGTTGTGATACGCTGATAATTGACACCGCGCATTTCTCAGATGAATAAATCTGAGATTTTGTTTTCAGCCTTTCGATCCGCGTGCCGTCCACCGGTTAAGATGCCGCCAAGCGAATGGGCAACTGGCAGGGTGGCGCTTTACGAAGGACTCTCACCAACCTACGAAGCAGACTCGGCGCCATGGCTGAAAGAACCGCTCGACGCCTTCGCTGACATTGACGCCAAGGAAGTTTGCTTGCTCGCTCCCGTAGGCACTGGAAAAACCACAATGATCGAAGCGGCCCTAGCGTTTGTGATAAGCGAGGATCCCGGCGGCACGATGATCGTGGGACAGACCGACGCTGACATTAAGGACTGGGCAGAGACGCGCATGCAGCACACGCTGCGGAACACGAAAGAGACAGCCGGACTGCTTCCAACTGGCAAACATCGCCACAAGCTACGCAAGGACGCGATCATTTTCCCACATATGAGCATGTTCCTGACAGGCGCGAACATCTCAGGACTACAGGCAAAATCCATGCGCCGCGTTCTCTGCGATGAGGTGTGGACATGGGACAAGGGCATGATCCGTGAGGCGCAAGGCCGCTTGCACGACCGCTGGAATCGGCAGTTTTATCTACTCAGTCAGGGCGGATACGTCGGCGATGACTGGCATAAAAAATGGGCAGCTACTTCGCAGCATGAGTTTAGTTACGAATGCCCAGCGTGCCACACATGGCAGGGCTGGCGATGGGAGAACGTGGTTTATGATGAGACTATCGCGGACCGCGTAGCGATGGCACAAACGGCGAGGATCAAATGCTGTAATGCGGATTGTGACCACGAAATCGAGGACAAGCCACAGATCCGACGCGAGATTGCTACCGCCGGCAAATACATTCAGCAGACGGAAGGAATGCCAGACTCGAAAGGCTACCACTACAGCGCATTGGCAAACTGGCGCCTTCCACTCTGGAGGCTAGTCATCGAACGCTGCGAAGCCATGGATGAAGTCAGCCGCGGCAATCTGGATTTGCTCAGGCAGTTCATCCAGAAACGACTCGCTGATTTTTGGAGCGATGAGCAAGAGGATAATCGGGCAACGCTCGCAGGAAGCGGGTATTCGATGGCGGACTACGACAACGGCGAACCATGGGAAGATGAAGCGCACCGATTCATGACAATCGACCGCCAGCAAGACCACTTCTGGGTTGTCATCCGCGCATGGGCTGAGGATGGAAGATCCCGCTTGCTATGGTTTGGCAAGGTGGACACATGGGAACGCGTCAAGGTCATACAGGAAAAATACAAAGTCGAAAACCGCAAGACTCAAATCGACTGCGGATTCCAAAAGGACGAAGTTTATAAGCGATGCGCGCAATACGGCTGGCTTGCATTGCGCGGCGACCAGCGAGACAGTTACCCGCATCCAACAAAGACAGGCAAGCCGCTTTATAAGTCATACAGCCGTTACCAAAACGTGACCGCATCAGACGGACGCAAGACCATGGTCTGCTACTTTTCCAACTTAGCTCACAAGGATATTCTGTTTCAGCTTCGCAACCAGAAGGGCGTTTCATGGGAAGTTCCCGACGATGTAGGGCGCGAATACTTACGGCAGATCGACGCCGAGGTGAGGCGCGGAGAAGGTAAATCGGCAATCTGGAAAGCTCGCCACAGAGACAACCACGCGACCGACTGCGAATCTATGCAGATCGTTGTCGCATCTATTCTCGGCTTAATTGGACAGCGTCATGATGACGATATTTGACACCACGCGTAAACCGTGGACGTATCGGCAAAACACTTGATTCAGGCATACTACGACGCAGCGGTTGATGATCCAACCATTCTACGCTCGCTGATTGACGCAAGAACAGCGGCATTGACTGGAATGCTTACCAAAGGCGGAGGCAACACGCTGACGAATTCGCAAAAGAACGGCATCAGCTACACCGTGCTTGTGTCATTGCCTGAAACGACACGCCTAGTTGTCCTCAACACAGCTATCGGATGGATCAAACGCGGTATCAGGCCGCAATCGCGCACGGTAGGCGACATGTTCACCGCAAACGGCAACGGATATTATGATAGTTAATCAATACGGAGAGCCATTCAAAGCAGCACAGGGCGCGGTGAGATACTCAGCGGCGCGACCATACACGCCCGTGCAAATGAAGGACATCACAGAGCTTGTGCCTGCGTATGACCGCAAAGCACTCGTTTCATTTTCCCGCAGACTCTACCTTAACGAAGGCGTATTGCTCGGAGCTATCCAGCAAAAAGCGATGTATGCCGTGGGCCGCTCATGGCAGGCGCAGAGCAAGTCGAAAGATCGCGAGTTTGCCATGCAATCTGAGGAATTGCTGAACGAGGAATGGTATCGGATCTGCGACGTTCGCGGCGGACAGAATACGTTTCAAACCGACCTTTACAGCGTGTCGTGCGCAATCGACCGCGACGGCGAGGCGTTCATTTTGCTCACCAAGACAAACGAAGATTACCCGCGCATTCAGCTAATCCCTTGCCACAGAATCGCCACGCCAATGGGCATGAGTGATGGCAAGATCGAGAGCGGCACCTATCGCGGCAAGACCCTGACCGATGGCATCATCTACGCCAACGGCGCGCCAGCGGCTTACTGCTTCAATGACGAATACGGTGACCTGATTCAATACATCAGCGTCGAAAACATGGTTCACATTTTCGACCCCTCATGGCAGGAACAAGGGCGCGGATTACCGGCATTCACGCACGCGCTGAATGACCTACGCGACGCCTTGCAATCTCACGAGTGGGAGCGATACGCGCAGCTTATGCTTAGCTCTATCGTCATGACCGAGCATAACGAGACAGGCTTGCCAGACATTGACGATAACGCAAACATCATCGGCGGGAGCGGATGCAGCGCAGAGCAAGGCATCATTTCGGAGAACTACCAAGGCGGCACGGTGCGATATTTTGCGGCGAAATCTGGCGGCAAGTTGGAGGTGTTGAAAAATGATCGACCCGGCGACATGTGGGAGAGCTTTCAGAATCGAATCTACCGCAAAGCACTTGCAGGTATCAACTGGCCCTACTCTATGGTGTGGCACGCGACAGGGCAAGGAACAGCCGAGCGCGCAGACCTTGGACGCGCACAGCGAGCCGTGGAAGATCGTCAAGACCTTCTCGAATACGCAGCGCGGCGCATCATCAACTACGTCGTCGCAAAGTTCATCAAGCTGGGCAGACTGCCGGCGGCATCGGATTGGTGGAAATGGAAATTCACCTATCCGAAAAAAATCACCATCGACGATGGCCGCGTATCCAAAGAACTCATCGAGATGTGGAAGGGCGGATTCTTGAACCCGCAAGACATTCTCGGATTCCTCGGTAAGTCACCCGATGAGCATTTGGATGAGCGCATCGCATACCTCACCCAACAGAAACTCAAGCAGAAGGCCGTGAACGAATCCAACCTCGGCATCGTGATCGAAGATCGAGAAATGGCAATGCTCACACCTAACGAAACACCAACGCAACAAACCAATGGCTAACGAAATCACTTATTCAGTATCACTAAGAGCAAGCAAGGCGAACGCATCTGTAAATCAGACGGCAAACCTTAACGCAGACATGACAGGCGGCAACATGACGCAGGTTACACAGACTATCGGCACGACGTCGGAGCTTGTGGACTTTGGTGACATCAGCGGCGCACCACAGCTTGTCATGATTCGCAATCTCAGCACAACTCGCACGGTGGAGATCGGTGGAGACTCAGGACTGACCGTATTCAAGACCAAGATTCTACCGGGGCAGGCAAGTCTATTAAGCCCGACTAGCGGCACGCTTTACGCGATCGCTCTGGTCGCGTCGGCAAGCATCATGATCGTAGCAGTGGAAGCATAATGAAACCAACGGCAGAGATGGCTGAAGAAGCGAGGCGCGGCCTAGAGTGGCGCGCTGAATACAACCGCGGCGGCACTGCTATCGGAGTCGCACGCGCGCGCGACATTAGCAACCGCGCCAATCTCTCGCCTGATACGATCCGACGCATGGTTTCATACTTCGCAAGGCACGAAGTCGATAAGGAAGCCGAGGGATTCCGCCAAGGTGAAACAGGCTACCCATCAGCCGGGCGCATCGCATGGGCCTTATGGGGCGGCGATCCCGGCAAGACATGGGCAAACGAACAAATCAAACAACTCGAAAACATGATTACTATCGAAAACAAAACAGCGAAAGTGAAGCTGAATGACCAAGTTGACAAGATCAGCGTGGACCGGCTCATTGACGACATCCAAAAAGTATACGGCATGGCGGCTGTCGAAAACAACTACTCATTCGGCGAGATCACGGCCTGCGCGGATAACGCCGTCGATACTTTGGAAATCGAAATTCACACTCCAGGCGGAAGCGTTTTTGAGGGTGGCAGAATTTACAACGAGCTTAAATCTCTGCGTGAACGTGGCGTCTACGTTACGGCGCGAATCAACACACTGGCGGCATCCATGGGCAGTGTCATCGCTATGGGCGCGGATGTGGTAGAAATCGCCAGCAACGGCAAGATCATGATCCACGAAGCCAGCGGCGGCGCACATGGCGACGCGGCGACATTGGCACGCTATGCGGAGTTACTCGAAAACATCAGCGACGAACTCGCGGAGATTTACACTGAAAAAACAAAAATGCCGAAAGATGAGATCCGCAAACTGATGAAAGCAGAAACATGGATGACGGCAAAGCAGGCAATCGAGATGGGATTTGCTGACAGAATTTTTGACACCAAAACAAATGTGATGAGCATTCTTGACAAATTCCGACCAGACGCAGCCCTGACCGAAAAGGTGCAAGGACTGGAAGCCAGTCTGCAATCAGCCGACAACACCATCACAGAGATGACGGCCGCACTCACCGAGCGCACCGCAGACCTTGAAAATTCACTCACCGAACTTGGCGCAGTCAAAGCCCAGCTCGACACAATCACCGCCGAACGCGACACGCTCACCGCATCGCTCACCGAGGCACAAAGCAAAGTCACCGAACTGGAAGCCAACTTGGTAGAGGCTAACACCTCCGCCGAGGCTCGCGCCGCTGAAATCGTCGCGCAAGCCGGTATCACACCAGTTGACGTTTCCGCTGATGAGCAAGCCGCCACTGATCACATTTCCGTGATGGCGACTCTCTCGCCTGAGGAAAAAACCAAGTATTACAATCAACACGCTAAAGAAATCAAATCTCAACTCATTAAATAACCATGTCCACACTATCGTTTAACGACACCATTTTCGCGCAAGAAGCACTTCGGGCTTTCACAGCCATTCTTGCACCTATCAACGCATTTTCCCGCGACTTCAGTTCTGACGCACGCGGCAAAGGCGATGCGATCCTCGTGCCTCAAATCAGCGCGCTGACCGCAACTACCTTCAACGCCACGACTGCTAACTATCAGACCGCCGGCGGCGCCGTGACTCACAACACGGTTAACCTGAACCAGCACAACGTAATTTCGGTAGACGTTACTGACTTGCAGTTCGCTAACAGCTCGGCCGCTCGTATCGACGCCATGGCTGCACAAGCTGGTCGCGCTCTGGGTGCTAAAGTTCTTGAAAACATCTTCAAGCTCATCACCACCGCTAACTTCGGTGCAGCTACCGTGACCACCTTGGAAGCAAACTACACATTGGCCCAAGTCATCGCACTTCGTCAAAAGCTCGCACAAAACAACGTGCCTATCGAAGACTGCTCCGTCATCTTCAATCCAATCGTGGGAGCCGCATTGCTTGGTTCTTCCAACGTGCTTCAAGCCTACGCCATGGGTGACAACCTCGCCGCTCGTGAT